ATGCTTCCTGTACATGGACGGTGCGGGCGCGAGCAACAGCCCGATCTGGAACGGCGCCGGCGGCACGAATGACTCGCTCAATCTGTTAACGACTGGCACCTTCCCACGCGCGTTGACCATGACGTGTCAGAATCAGACATCAACTACGGTTGTGTCTATCACTGCGAATAGCATCATCCCGGCGAATACTTGGGTGCATGTGGCTGCTGTGCGTTACGGTAGCAATTTCTATCTGTTCGTCGGCGGCGTGCTGGTTGGGCAGGCAACGTATGCCGGCGCGCTCAGCGATCGCAGCGGCGCCATCAACCAATTTCTCGGCGGCATCGCAGGGCAAGGCGGCGACTTCCTCGGCGCGATCGACGATTTCCGCTTCACGACTGGTATTGCGCTCTACACGCAGAACTTCACGCCGACGACGGTGCCGTTCGGCAGCCCACTCACGAACCCGATTCAGTTCATAGGCGACGCGACGCTCGCGGCCACCGGCACGATGGCGCTTGAGTGGCAGATTTCGCAGTATTCAGCCGACGGTAGCGTGCCGTTCCTGTCGTACTCGATCAACGCCGGTGCCACTGTTACGACGGTGCAGCTCGGCGGCGGGCAATCGCCGCAATCTGGCGTCATCAACGTACCGCTAGCCGGCGCTACCGGCATCATCGTTAGCGTCTCGTTTGTTGGTGGAACTATCACGACGGGTGCTGTGTTCACCAACGTCGCGGTGTCAATCACGCGCAACAAGACACAGCCGAACGTTTACAACGTGCCGATCCCGTTCAATCCGACCGGGTACAACGCGCAGCGTCTCGACTTCTCGGGCGTACCCTCAGCGACGCTCGCGCAGCTTCGGCAGCGCCTGCTGATCCGCCTCGGCTTCGCAGCTCAGGCCATGAACCCGCCGCCCGGTATGGCCGCATTCTGCAACGACCAGCTGTTCGGCGCGCAGAACTTCCTGTACCGCCGCTTCGCGTCGCTGCATACGCGCCGTTTCTTCCGGTGGGAACTGGTGCCAGGGCAGCGCTTCTACTCGTTGCTCGACAACGATGAGGACGTGCTGTCGAACTACCATCTCGATCCGAACAAAAAGATTGAGTGGGTCGGCATTCAGGACACACGTAACGTGTGGTACCCGATGCTGCAAGGTATAGACCCGCAGCTGTTCACGATGGTGCAGACCCCGTGGCGTCCGGCGCGCTACGACATCCGACAGGGCATCGAGATTTACCCGGCGCCCGATCAGACGTACTACATGTGGATGCGTGGCCACTTCGGCCTGCTCAGCTTCGTCAACGACAGCGACACCACGACGCTCGATAGCGAATTGGTGTTCTTGTGGGCGCTCGGCAACGCCAAGGCCCACTACGCTCAGCCGGATGCGAACAACATCGCGGCGCAAGCCAATGCTTACAAGGGAGAACTCATAGCTGGCACGCACCACACTGCGCACTACATCCCGGCCACTGCCGCGGTGCCGCCGGCCGTTCGTCCTGTCTTGACGCAGTTTTCCAGCTAGCCATGCGTCAAGTTGAACTCACCACACTGAGAGGCGGTATCAACCGCCTGAAGATCAAAGGGGTGTCGAAAGCCGACGTACTCTATGATCTGACGAATGCATACATCACTGCGGCCGGCACGATCGTCGCGCGCGAAGGCACTATTCGCAATGCTGCGCTGAATAGCAGCACGGTAGGGTTGTGCGCCGCCAACGGCGTGCTCAACGTGTTCGCGAAAACCCTTATCGGCGTGCCGGGCGGCTACCAGTGCAATGTGCTGGTGCATCCGACTGACGCTACGCAGAACCCCGTCAAGATTTGGTACGCGAAGCCGATGATGGGTTTCCTGTATGTCGTTTGCCAGTTTGGCAACGGCGACATCTTCCACTACTGGCTGCAGAGCGGCGGTGTGTGGGCGGCCAACACGGTGTACTTCACCGACAATATTGTCACGCCGAGCACGCCGAACGGTCTGGCGTTCAAAGCCGTGCGCGATCTGCCGCCGCAACCGACGTGGGCCGCGGATACGACGACCGCGGTGAATGCGATCGTCGAGCCGACTGCCTACACCGGGTTTGTGTACAAAGCCATCGCTGTTGCTGGTACCAATCCACACACCGGTAGCGTCGAGCCGGTGTGGCCTAAAGTCGAGAACGGCACTATTCAAGAGTTCGGCGACTTCAGCGACACGCAAACTGCCGCCAGCGCTGCTGTCACTTCTACACCGCAGGCGCTCGGCTCGACCATCACGGATCGCTACGGCAACTCGCAGACGATAGCCGGCAACGGCACGAACTCCGGCAATGCGACTACGACTGTGCCGGCGTCTACTGCCGTCACCACATGGGCGCCGGGCACGCTCTATGCGCCTGGCGCTGTGGTGCGGCCAACTACCGGTCAGGGCGCATTCGTCAACGCAATTCCGAATGGCGACTTCGAGAACGGCAACGACGGAAACTGGATACTGAGCGGCGCTGCGTTCAACGCAGTGAACATGTACCAAGGGCTCGAATGTGTGGCATTGACGGCGAACAACAATACCGTCACTGCCACGATGAACAACTTTGGGCTCGTTACGCCGGGGCAGAGCGTCACGGCCAGCGCCTATCTGAATCCGAACAACACCACTACCGATCTTACGATGTACGTGGTGCTGCGCTTCTACGACGCGGGCGATGCGTTCATCAGCTCCGTCGCGAGCACCGGCCAACAGAATCCTGGCTATCGCCAGACTTCCGTTACGGGCGTTGCGCCGGCCAACGCCGCGCACGTTCGCGTGCAGATTCAGGCGGGTAACGGCACATCGTCGAAAACCGGCTACGTCGATTTGGTGACATGGAGCCTTGAGCAACCTGCCGCCGTCTCCAACTTCCTGTACGAAGCCGTGCAGTCAGTTGCTGGCACTTCTGCCACAACCGAGCCCACATGGCCGACGATCAGCGGCAATACGGTGGTGGACAACACCGTGACGTGGAAGGCCATCGGCACGTCCATCATCACATGGCAGGCTATACCGATCATGAAATCGGGCGGCGCCGAGCCCACATGGCCGACGACCGTTGGCATCAGCGTGAAAGACAACACGATGTCGTGGGTCTGCATCAACCGCCAAGTGCCGACTCCGCATCCCAGCAAGGCCGTGGCGATCGCCGCATCGCATGTGTTCAACGGCGACAACGACATTGTGGATTTTTCGGCTGCGGTGAATCCACTCGACTGGATCACGGCGAATAACGCCGGGTATCTGCCGACGGGGTTGAACAACTACGGCGACAATCCGGTTGCAATGCTCACCTTGTACCGCTCGAACTTGATGGTATTCAATGCGGGCGGCTACCAGATGTGGCAGGTTGACCCGGACCCGGCCAATATGGCGCTACTCGATGCGCAGGCGATCGGCTCGATCTGGCCGCGCGCTGCGCAGTCGGTCGGCAACGATCTGCTGTTCCTCACCGAGACTGGCGTGCGCAACTTGGGCACTGTCGGCGCCACTGCCAACATGCAGATTGGCAACTCTGGTCAGCCGGTCGATCCACTGGTCAAAGCGCAGCTGCAGCTCGGCACTTACGATCCGCTGTCGCTATACTACCCTGGCCGCGGCCAGTACTGGCTCATCTTCGGCCCGCAGGCGTTCGTGCTGATGATGAACGGCGCCGGCATGAAAACGTGGAGCCGCTATATTTTCCCCGACAGCATCACGGACTATGCGCTGAGCGGCGGCAAACTGTTTCTGCGCACCGCCGGCAACCTTGTGTGGCAGCTAGACGCAGCCACGCAGGTAGATGACTCGGGCGGTGCGAACATTGTGTTCAACAGCGTAATTCAGTGGCCGTATCTCGATATGTCTAGCGGCAACCTTACGGACGCGTTGGTCGGCGTTGACTTTGTGGGTGACGGTCAAGCCAGCGTGCAGATTGGGTTCAACGAAAGCGATCAGACTTCATATTCCGATAACGCCGGGTTTGGCACATCGGCAAGCGTTACGGCGCCGTATACAGTTGTGTCAATCGACACCACGCCGGGAACGCCGATACCTTTCATGCTGGCTGTGCCGTCACTGTCGCTCATCATGACTTTCGCCTCGAACCAGACATGGACGTGGCAGGAAGCCAGTTTCTATCTCAACTCGTTTGGCGGCGGTGGAGCGACGGGATGATTCAAGTTTACACCAACCCGTTTTTGCTCGACTTCGTGAACGTCTGCTCGCGCATGCCGCAGGATGAGCGTGAACAGCTCGAAGCATTCACCGGGGAGCCCTACGACATAGATTCTGCGGCCGTCGGCAACTTCACGGTGCCAGGGCCAAAGTGGGTTATCAAATCGGACGACGAACCAATCGTCATCGGCGGGTTTGTGCCGCAGCGTCCGGGTGTCTGGCGTGATTTCATGCTGACGACGCCCGAAGCATGGCAGCACTGGTTCACACTTACGCGCATTTGTCGCCGAGTGATGGACGCCATGTTCATAAGCGGGCAAGCGCACCGTTTGGAGTGCGTTGCCCCGGCCGCTCGGCTTTCTAGTCGCCCCGAGATAGTGAAGTGGTATAAAGTACTTGGGTACACCCAAGAGGGGCACCACTATGGGTACTGCGCCAATGGCGCAGATGCGATTTCATTTGCGCGAGTGAAGCACTGATGGGTACTAACAATTCAGCCGTGAAAGCTGCAGGCGAAGCCGATGCCGGCCGTCAGGCCCAAATTGCGGCTGCCACTTCGCAGATCAACAACGCGTACAATTCGCCCGCGCGTCAGCAGCAGTACGCTGACTACGGGACGAATCTCACCAAGTACTACACCGGCCAAGTGAACGACCAGGAAGCCGTCAATGCGCGCAACCTGAAATTTGCGATGGCTCGAAGCGGGTTGCAAGGCGGTTCGGCTTCTGTAGATGCCAACAGCCAGCTGCAGAAAGACTACACGAAGGGTCTCCTACAGGCATCGCAGGCCGCGGGCGCCGGCAAGGCCGCGCTGCAGCAGGCCGACACAAACTCCAAAAACCAGATGATCGCATTGGCCGAACAGGGCGCCTATACTGGTGCTGTGCCAACGCAGGTTGACCAAGCACAACAGGCTGCGCTCGGCGCTGCCGGCAACTATGCCAACGCTAACTCGCTCGGCAATCTGTTCAGCTCGACGGCCGGCGTGTATCAGAATGAGCAGACTGCCGCGGCGAACCGCCGTGCGCAGCAGACTCCCATCGGTTCGCCGTATGGGTCCACAGCAGTCAACAGTCCATTTCAACGGTAACACCATGGGCACGCATTTTTTCACAGCGCAGAAGGCTCCCGGCATCAGCGTCGGCGGTTCCAATCTGCAGTCGCGCAGCATCAATGCCCTCGGCTATGCTAGCCGCTCGGCCGGGTTAGGCGCGCAGAAGGACATCGCCGCGGCTTCGGCGCTCGGCAAGTCGCAAGCGGTATTGAAGAAAGCGGATCGCTCATCGGCATACCCGAAAGGGCCAAAGGTGTAACATGGGTGGTGAGGCATTCTGGATACCTGCTGCGATCGCTGCCGCTGGCGGCGGCGTACAGTACATGAACCAGAGCAACGCGCAGAACAAAGAAAACAACGCGCTGATCGAGGGTATCAGCCGTCAGAACAACACGCAGTCTGAGGCTCTCAGCAAAGTGCGCGATGCCACGCAGAAGATTGCGGGTAGTTCGCCGCAGCAGGTTCAGGCGCAGCAGACCGGCGACTACGTGAAGCAGTTGCGCGCGAACTATGCGGGCAGCAAGCAGCCTGGGGTTTCGTCCTCGCTCGCGCCGATTGCCGGTGGCAGCGGTCGGTACAATGCGAATGTTGCCGACGCCATGCACGACACGGAGAACTACGGTACGGACACGGCGACCCAGATGGGTGGTATCGACGCGGCAGTGCGCCAGCGCCAGAACGAAGCACTCGATGCGCAGACGCTCAGCACGCAGCTTGGCGGCCTTGGCCTCAAGAGCCAAGGGGAGAATTTCGTCGATCAGCTGCGCGCTCGCGCTGCTGGTGTACAGAACCCGTGGCTCGACATCTTCGGCAAGGCGATGCAGGCCGGCGGCATAGCGGCCGCCGGTGGCAGCTTCGGTGGTGCAGCCGGTAAAGGCGCGTCTGTGAAAACGGCGTTCAACGCACCGGCAACTTCTGGCGGCGGCGTGTATAGCGCCGCGAAAGCGTTGGCATAGAGGATTTTATGGCCGAAACTCAAGGTTTGTTCGATGCTCTGTCTGGTGCGTTCGGCCATCCGGTCAACCGCGCCGGGCTGAATGCATACGTCGCCAACGGCCAAGCACTGAACGGGCTGCGCTCAGCGCAGACGGATGAGGCTATGCAGAACGCGCAGCGTATGCGCGATGAAGCCGACGCGAGCGATCAGCTGGAACAGGCGTATCAGGCTACCGGCATGCGGCCGGTGGATGCGCATGCGGCTGCCACCATCTCGAAGGCGAAATACGGCAATGCGCAACAGGCGATGGACGCGCTGCTGGCCTCACAGAAATTGCAGAACACACAGACCCTCAGCGATCCGACCAAGTTGAATAGCCCGGAGCAGACGGCTGCACAGCAGGGCATTCAGGGCAAGGTGGCCGAGCCCGTCACTGCGCCGAGTCAATATGTGACGCTGCCGGGCATGGCACCACCGAATGTGCAGCAGACGCCGCTCGCAGCGGCTGAAACGTCTGAACACGGCGCCAACGCATTGCTGCACACGCAGCAGGCGCTGCACCCAGAGAAGTTTCACGGCGCACTCGGTGGTACCGACTTGACGCCGGAGCAGGCTTCTGACATCGCGGAGTTCATTCGCCTCAACCCGGCATCTGCTGCAAATATTCGCGCACTGCTGATGAAAGGCGGCGCGGCTGTGGCGCACCAACTGATTACGGCTGTCGGCGGCGCGCAGCCCGGCGCTGTTCCCGCTGCGCCCGGCGCTGTTCCCGCTGCGCCCGGTGCGGCTCCTGCTGCTCCTGCTGCTCCTGCCGTGCCTGTTGCCCACACCCCGCCCAACGGCATTACCCCGGCGCCCGGTGTCAGCCTCAACGAACAGGCTGCAATCCGCAAAGCGTTTGCAAGCGGCCCGGAAAGCCGCAACGTCGGCGCGCTCGATACAATGGCGCAGCACGCTGTGCTGTTCGATGCAATCGCCGATCAGATGAAAAACGGGAATTTCGTCCCGACCAACTGGATCAAGCAACACTGGATGCAGACATTCGGCTCGGCTGTACCTGGCAACTTGAAGCTGGCAGGTGACTTCCTCGGCCGTGAGGCTATCCGCGCCACGGTGAACTCAGGCGCAGGCACTGGCGAGGAACGCCAACTCGCAGTCAATGGTGCATCGGCGCCAGAAGCCTTGCATGGCGCTGCCGATACGCTTCGTTTGTTGGCCGGCGGCCAGCTGCGCAGCTTGGGTCGCCGTGCTGCGCGTGGCGGTGTGGACATCACGCAGATGCTCGGGCCGGAATCCCGCGCAGCGTTCAGCTTCGACCACAATCCGGTTCCGGGCGCTGGCGGGCCGCCGGCTGGTGGCCCAATGCAGATTGCATCTGATGCTGATTACGCGGCACTACCGTCCGGGGCTGAGTTCATTGCACCGGATGGCTCGCATCGGCGGAAACCGTAATGGGTTGGCAAGACGCACCAATCGTCGCGCCGGCTGGCAAAGCCGCGTGGGAGGCAGCGCCGCTCGTTAACGCGGCACCGGAATCTCCGTCTGTGGGCGGCGTTGTGAACGGCGCGCTCGGCGGCCTCGCCAACACTGTGCTGAACATTCCGCACTCGCTGGTTCATGGCGCGTTCGATTTGGCGAACCGCGCTGTGCATGCAGCTGAGCCCGGCCCGGCACCGGCACTCCCGGCACCACTGCAGAAATTCGAGGACATGTTGCACGTTGAAGCGCCGCCGGAAACGCAGCAGCTGGGTGAAACAATTTCGCATCTCGCTCCGGTGCAGGCTGTGCATGGCGCGTTGTCGGATGCTGACGCGGCGATTGCACGCGCCAGTCCAACTGCGTCGCGCGCAATAGACGCGGTGGGAAGTGTCGGCAACGATATTCTGAACGTGGCGCCGGCCGGCGGCCTGATCCGCGGTGCTGCTGGCGCTCTTGATGCGGCCGCAGCGCGCACTGCCGCTGGCCCTGTGTCGCAGAACAACTGGCAGCAGCTGGGTTTTCGCAGCGGGTTGGAACATCCGCAAGCGCAAGCTGTTGCCGGCTCATCTGGCAAGCAGGCGCTGATCCTGCACAACCAGCAGATTGGCAACACTGCGGCCAGTGCTGAAGCCGGCGTGCCGCACGGCCAACCGCTCAACTACGACACGCTCGAAGCTGCGCGCGCTGCGCCGAACACCGTATACGAGCGCGTTTCCGCAATGCTGCCGGCCGGGCCGCTGAGTCCAGAAGCAGCCAACCTTGTGCGCGCCGCTGGCGGCGGGGCTGAACGCATCACTGCCGGATCACCGAATGCCGAAGCGCAGATTGCCGCGAACCGCGAGCGTCTACTTCAGCCGGGTATACGATTTACCGGAGACCAAGTCGTCAACGAAATGCGCGGTCTGCGGCAAGAGGGTTACACCAACATCGGCTCGGACGATATTAGCAACCAGCAGCTCGGCCGCGCGCAACTCGATATGGCGCGCGCCCTTGAGCAGCATGTGGCCGACACCATTCCGCCGAATGCCAATATTTCGATGGAGCAACTACAGGCGGCTCGCACCGCGCTGGCAAAGAATCACGCGGTGCAGAGCGCGCTACGTGGCTCTAATGTTGATATGCAGAGTCTGGCGCGCATACAGCGTGTAGACCCGCAGATACTTACCGGCGGCCTGCAGGCTACCGCAGATTTCGCCAACGAACATCCGACGGTGAGCACGCTCGGCTCGAAGCAATATGAGCCGCCTAGCTACACGAAAGATGTTCTTGGCCGCGGGCTCAGTCCCGATCTTCTGTCGCCGCGGTACTTTGCCGGATTGTTTGGTGGACAAGCAGGAGCGCGCAAGATACTCATCGGCAGCACCGCTGACGCAGTTGCTGCTGCTCGCGGCCGTCTGCCTGGTCGATTGGGCGATGAATTCGCGCCGCTGCCGCCCGGCCCGCTGCAACTTCAGCCGCCGCCGGGCCAAGTGTTCGAGCCGGTTCAGCACGACATGCTGCCAGCTGCGGTAGACGAAACCAAAGCTGCTGTCATGCAGCCGGCGCCGCGCCAATTCGATTTGGAGCCGCCGCTGGGTAATGTGTTTGAGGCCGGGCAGCGTGAGTTGTTCGACGGCGGTGTTGTGCCGGGCCGCGACATGCCGTATGAGAAGCCGCCAGCTGCGCCCGCACCGAAGCCCGAGCCCAAAGCGAAAGGCAAAAAGCCAACTCCGCGTGAGACGCTCGGCGACGAGTTCTAGCCATGCGTAAGATTCAGCTTCCCGTCATCGGCGGCGTTCGGAAAACAGTCACCATCCCAGATGCAACTCTGGCGACGGTGATTGCCGAATTCGCCGGCCAGACGGTCACGCTGGCGCAGCTCAAAGCCGCGCTCGGCATAACTTCGACCACGACGCCGGCCGGCGGTGTTGGCGGACTGGCCAGTCTGGCGCCAGGCCCCGGCCTCGGGGGCGGCGGCCCGATCGTGGGCAGCGTACCGATCTACCTGACGGCACCCATCCCTATCCAATTTGATGATCCGATCGAGGGTGAGGCTGGTCCGATAGGGCCGCCGGGCCGCGCGGGCGCGGACGGTGCGCTTGGCCGTCCGGGCATGGATGGCGAGCAAGGGGCCGACGGCGATCCTGGTCCGCCGGGCGCGGCAGGCGCGGCAGGCGCCGCTGGGGCTACAGGTGCCCAAGGACCGCAGGGCAACCCCGGCATGGACGGCGATCCTGGCGCCGATGGCGATATAGGCCCTATCGGCCCGGTCGGCCCGCAGGGGCTCACAGGCGCTCAGGGGCCACAGGGCAATCCCGGCATGGACGGCGATCCGGGCACCGATGGCGACCCCGGCCCGATGGGGCCGCAAGGGTTTACCGGCGGCTCGGGGCCGGCGGGTCCGGCTGTCTATCTAGAAGCGGACATGGGCGCAGATGGTGATATGGGGCCGATGGGGTTGCAGGGGCTCACAGGCGCTCAAGGCCCGATCGGGCCGCCCGTCTACCTCGAAGCCGACCCCGGCCCGGATGGCGACCTTGGGCCGCCCGGCCCGATGGGGTTGTCTGGTGTTCCAGGCCCGGCCGGGGTTGCCACATATCTAGAAGCCGATATGGGCATGGACGGTAACCCCGGTATGCCGGGCATGCAGGGTGCACAAGGTTTGCAGGGCTTGCCGGGTATTGCCGGGCTCGACGGCGATCCAGGCACCGACGGCTGGGATTCTGCCGCGGCCAAAGCGCCCGAGACGATTTCCATTCGGCCGTACGCACCGGGTATTTTCAATATCCCGAACGGCTACTACGCCTCGATGGTCAACCATCTTATACTTATCAGAATTGAGCGGGCAACACTTGCTGGTACCGCGCGACTACGGGTGATGTAATGTCTGACATTCAAGTTGATGTGCAGAGTGCGCCGGTCAATCCGCCAAACGGATCGGGCATTATATACGGCGACACAAACGGCTATATCTGCTTCAAGAACAGCAACGCCATATTCGGAACCTATCAACGCGCGCAGGTACCTGCCCCACAGGCTAGTGCGCAGGCGCCGGCCGCCGCCACCCGCACTTACATCACCGGGTCGAACATTCCGATTTCGAGCAACAAGATGCAGTCAAACACCTGCTTCAAGTGGAAAATCGGGTTGTCGAAAACCGGCGCTGGCGCGGGCACCAGCGTGTTCGATATTGCAGTCGGAACAAACGCGTCTACCGCGGATGCGGCGCGCGTATCTTTCACAAAGCCAGCCGGCACGGCTGTCGCCGACGAAGGCTGGATTGAGATTATCGCCGTCATGCGGTCGGTCGGTGCTTCCGGCATCATGGTCGGCGAATTCAGCATGACGCACAATTTGCAGACTACCGGCCACTTGACCGTACAGCAGTCAGTGCTCACTGCAATTTCCGCCGGATTCGATACGACCGTAGCCGGTCTACAGGTTGGGTTGTGCGTTACGTCTGCAGCCTCCGAGCTGTTCACTATCAACGTGATGATAGGCGAAGGGTTCAACATATGAGCAACGCCAACACTTTTCAGCAAACCTACACATGGGCTGATCATCTGGTAGATGCCCGCGGCACTTATCTGTTGATCCAGCACAATCTCGGTGCCTTGTATCCGCTAGGTTTCATGTACACCAATTGTGACGGCGGCCTTATTGGTAGCTGGATTCAACTGTGGAGTGTTGACGAGAATGCGGTCAAATACTACACCCCGGAGTTCGGCGACCCGCACCACATCCGGGTCGTAACCTAAAGTAGACAATTACCAGCCCCTAGTTTAAAGTTTTTGGCAACTTTGGAGATAGATCATGCTGAATAAATCGGTTCGCATCGGCCCGGTGGCCCTGACCAACGCGGCTGCCAACATTCTGAACGGCACCGTCACGTCGTTGGCCGGTCCTGTCGGCATCACGCTGACGCAGCCGGTCATCACCCTGAAGCACATTCGCCTCGTCAACAAGACGGCCAGCGCGGGCACCGCGTCGCTGTTTATCGGCGCAACCGGCGGTAGCGCAGCTGGCACCGAATTTGCGTTCAGCGCAGTGCCAATCCCGGCCAACTCATACGTTGACTGGTACGGCGTGCTGCGGTTGGAGTCCACGGACTTCCTGACCGGCCTTGCGAACGCCAACACGACCATCACCTTCAACGCTGAAGGCGAAGTCGGCTTCCAGTAAACCCGGAGTTTTCGACATGACGAAACTGTACATTTCGGAATTCCCTGGTTTGGGCGAGACAGATCAGAGCGACAGCGTTGCTGGCGTTCCTGTTCCGTCAACTGTCGATCAGCGTATCGACACGACGGCCACGACGGGCGCCATCAACGTGCTCGGCGCCATCACGCCCGGAGCTGCGTATGTCAACGGTACATACCCAAACGTGCCGCTCACTGGCGGCACGGGCTCCGGCGCCAAAGCGAATATCACAGTGGCCGGCGGCGCCGTCACCGCGGTTACGCTGACGGCTCGCGGCAGCGGGTACACGGCAGCCGACACTTTGTCGGCGTCGAACACCAATCTCGGCGGCTCAGGCGCTGGCTTCTCAATCCCGGTGACTTCAATCACCATCCGATCTGCCGCTTTCCAAGCTTCGACCAAGTGGGTCGAGATGGAATCCGACAGCATCTGCTCAGTGGCGCACGGAGCTGACATGGCCGCGGTGGCCACTACCAGCAATATGCGCATGGCCGCGAACGATCGTGTACTGCGGCGTGTGAATCCGGGCGATTACGTTACGGCAGTCACCAACACGTGAGCATTCTCGACATCGCTGGTCCTATTGTCCAAAAGCTGCTGTCGTTTATACCGGACCCAGCGGCCAAGGCCAGCGCGCAACTCGCGCTGTTTCAGGCGCAGCAGGCCGGTGAGTTCAAGCAGATCGACGCCGATCTGGCTGCCATGACGGCGCAAGCCGACATCAACAAAGTCGAAGCGGCCAGCCCCAGCCTGTTCAAAAGCGGCTGGCGCCCGTTCGTGGGCTGGGTATGCGCCGCTGGCCTAGTGTATGGCCTTCTGATCTGCCCCCTGCTGCCGTGGGTCGTCAATGCGTTCGGCGGCCATGTGCCACCGATGCCGGCGCTCGACAGCAACACATTGATGTCTCTACTGGTGCCGCTGCTCGGGCTTGGCGCTTACCGCACATTCGAGAAGTCGAAAGGTGTGGCATGAGTACCGAACTGCTGGTCAGCATGAGTCAAGACATCGGCGAAATTAAAGGTTTGCTGACCGCACACGTTGCTTCTTTCACGAAGCATGAGCAGGAAGATCAGGCCGCGCTGGTCCGCATCGAAGCGTTGGAAGTGAAGAACTCGCGCGCCAGCGGCCGTGCCTCTGTGTGGATGGTGCTTCTGACTGGCATCGCGACGATGGCCGGTATCGCGATTGACCATCTGATCGGGAAATTCATAAAGTGATGCAGCTGGCTGGCCCCGGCACTCGGCTCATCCAGAGCTTCGAGAAGTGTGCGCTGCGCTCATACCAAGACTCGGGCGGCGTCTGGACGATCGGCTGGGGTCACACCGGGTCCGAAGTACATGAGGGGATGACGTGTACAGTCGATCAGGCCGATACATGGTTCACCGCGGACGTTCAGCAGGCGGTACGGGCTGTGAACGAGTCGGTCCATGCGCCACTTACCCAGAACCAGTTTGACGCCTTGGTGGCCTTCACCTACAACGTCGGGGCCGGCGCCGAGCAGCACTCGACTCTGGTGCGACTGCTCAACGCCGGCCATGTGGCCGAAGCGGCGAATGAATTTCTGAAGTGGAGTCACGTCAACGGGCAGGTTTCGGCGGGGTTGCTACGCCGTCGAACTGCCGAACAGTCTTTGTTCCTGGCTCAATAGCCAACCCCGGCAGGCCGCACAGCGGATCGTGAGCGCAGGCGGCGACAACCGCTTCCTCAGCCGTGGCGCCTCGATGCATCGCGCCGAGTGCCGCCTTCGCGCCGCAGCCGATGGCATAGTAGTCATCGAGAATCTTCTCGCCGATGCACCACTTGTCGTACTCGAACAACCCTTCGTGCGTCAGCACGATAGCGCTGAAGTTGGCGTCGCCATTGGTGAACAGCTCGACCGGTGGCTCATCGAGTGGGCCATTTTTGTACCACTCTACGAAGCGGAGCGCAGGGAAGCCTTCGCCGGCTACGCCTATGACGACGTAGCGATCCAGCCCATCAAGGTAGCAGTACATTTTCTCGCATCTCGCCATGCGAATTCCGCCGGCCTCAGTCTCGACTGTCATACGCGAGTCCGCGGCCATGACGCCGTCACGGTATGCGATGACCGTCATTTCGGCACACTGACCCATTCCGATTTGCCAGTAGCGCGCGGCTGTTCGCACAGCACTGGCATGCGGTAGGTGAGGCCGTATTTCGGATGCGTCAGCCAGAGCCCCTGCCGCGGCGGCTCGAACGCAAAGTTGCCACTGTAAGCGTACTCGTCGTAGCCCTTCAGCGAGCCATTGACGATCAGGCGCTCTAGATGGATGTACTGGTGCCAGTGTCCGGCGATCATCACATCGAACGGCATATCGACAGCGGAGTTGCGCGCCTGCTTTTTCTGCTGGCCGCGCGTCAGCGGGCCGATAGGTCCGATGATCGAGTCGCCGGCCTTGAACTGGTCGCCGTGCGTCAGCAGGTACCGGGTGTTGTAGACCTTGTAATAGGCGTCAGAACCATCCGGCACATAGAACGTGATTCGCTTTTCGCCGATCGCCGCAAAGTGCTTCGCCAACAGCTGATAGAGCATCCAGTCAAACGATGTGTGGTTGCGGTTCTTCGCCCATATTTTCTTGGTGTTGCGCCCGTGGTTGCCCGAGACGCAGGGGCAGAACACCGCACCAAACTGTTCGATCAACAACTTGAGCGTGGCCACGAGCTGCTCGAACAGATCGAGCACGGTCGGCATGGTGGCCAGCTCGTTTGTGGTCTGTAGTTCCTCATGGATGTCGCCGGAAATCATGTCGCCGCCGAGCGGCACCACGATGCCAGGGTACTCCATAGACGGGCTGATGATCTTCAGCAGATACACGGCCGTTTCGATCGTGTAGCGCAGCCGCTTGTGCGCGATCGACAGACTGTACTCGTTGATGCCGTTGACTTGGCCGGGGAACACGACTTCGCCCCAATGCAAATCAGACAGGAACAGCGTCGGAACACCGGGCGCACCACCCTTCGCCAACCGTTGCGTCCATTCTGGGATGTAAGCGCGGTCGAGCTGCAGGGCCGCAGTGCCAAGCGCCTCTTTCAACGCTGTGGCGTCGGCGCTCACCTTCTGCGCATCTCTGAGCTCGGCCGTGAGCCGCGCGATGATGGTCTGCGGATCGTGCGATACCTTGAATTCTGTGAGGCTCTTTGCCATGTCATTCTCCGCGGGCTTTCGCCGCTACTTTGGCTGATCCGAACCAAACGCGCCGACTGGCTTTGCCATTCTCGCGTATCTCGATGACGTGCTCGATGAACTGCTCACGGTACCTGGCGCAATGGAAATTGCTGACGCAGGCCCGCTTGATGAAATCGCCTTCGTATTCCCAATTTTCCGGGCCTTCTTTGGCCATCGCAGCAAGCGCCTCGCGCATTTTGCGAGGAACGATGACATCAGGATCGGCGACGTTCTTGAAATCGGCAAGGTTTTTTGCTTTGGGCATGTGGGGCTCCTATTGCGTTTTTAGAACTGATTACCGAGCGGCTGCTGTGGCGGCGTGCCTTCCGATTGAGCTGCAATTGCCTGCTCCGTCGCCGGAACATGCTGGGTGACTGCGCGCGGCGCGAATGCGTGCGCTAGGGCGGCAATGGCATCCATGATCGCACCGCTGATGCCGGGCGACGCATGGTTCATCGAAAGCATCGGCTTGCCATCAGGGCCAAGCACAGTGCCGCGTTGTACAGGTTGCTGATCCATTTAAAATTCCTCACCCAAGGGTTTGCTGTGTTTCTGACTCTTACGTTCCGGCAGCTTTTTGCTGGCCGGTCCAGCGGCGACGAAATCGGCGCCTACTTTCTTCGGTATGCCCAATGTGCTCTTGCCGGAAGCCGCGGCATACATCGCACGTTTCTGCGCTTCACTTACGAACGGCATCTACCGTATCCTTTGACCATGCGCGATACCGCGCGTGGATGGCTTCGAGCTGCTTGCGCAGATCGGCGCGTATTTCAGCCTCGGAGCGCACCGGCTTGTTGTCCCACTGGCCGCGCGATGTCCCCAACAGGTTGTTGGCTTTCGACACTTAGAATTCCTCGCCGAGCGGTTTGAAATGGCGCTTCGCCATGCGCGCAAAGTTGGCGCGCTTCGCCCCAAGCGGACCTTTAGCAGCCTCACGCTTGATGTCATTCTGCGTTATCGGAGCGCCGGGCGCCTTGCCCAGATCGCGATGCATCGCGCCTTTCTTCACATTGAAACTTGCCATGCTATATGCCTCAAGCAGCGGTATCGGGAACTTTGCCCTGTTTGGCCTCGCAAATCAACTGCAGCTCGGCCAGCAGGCGCCACGCGGCTTTTGCCAGATGATAGGTACCATCTGTATCAACGGGTTGCACCGCGTGGTCGAAAATGTGGCGCATTGCCGTATTCAGCTGGTCGGTTGATTTGCCGCGCGCCCAATGGAGTGGCTCGCCTGGGTTGTGCTGCTGATTTCCCGCGACGGACACCTTGACCATTTCGACGATGGCGTCGGGGAAGTAGCCGGTCAGAAACGAGTAGAGCGGCAGCGCCTTGCGGGCATGGTAGTCGGTTGGCAGGCTCATTTGTAATCCAAGTATGAAATGAATTTTCCGGGTTTCGGGTAGAAGCCCCACAGGTTTGTGCGGTGTCCGGTGATGACTATGGTGTAGAACGGTCGGCGATCGCGCCGCGGATACCGGCCAGCAACTATGTGCTCGAAGCCGGATTCCCGGTAGTAGAAGCGGAACGGCTTCACTGTGCGCCGACCAGCCCACTTGCCGCGATGGAAAACATCTTCGACGTAGGCCGACAGCGGGAACGTGATGAACCACCACGGGTGTGTATGGCTGGCACGATCATCGTCGCCACGGTGGAACTTGTGCAGGCGCAGTGTGCCGCCGCAATAGAGTATCCAGCGCGTGAGATACTGCAGCCCGTCGATCACGACAGTGGATTTCTCGACGCCGAATCGCCAATCGCCGATGTCAATGGTATAGCGTTTCATCACCGCTGTTTGCTCCGTTTCATCGCTGCCAATAAAGCGTCTTGCACACTGCGTTTCGCGGCATGCGACGCGACGACATCCTCATCAATTGTGTTCTCGGCGATGATGTCGTACACAAATACGTTGCGGTCGAGCCCGGCTTGCAACTGTCGCATCGGGCCTATTCGTTCCAGCATTTGCATGCGCTCACCGAGATTCCAGTCATGCCCGAATCGGACAAGTATATTCGTAACAAGCTGTAGACCGTCGATCCCGTGTCCCATGCTTTTGGGATGAGCGAGTCCAACAGCTGCGTCTCCTGCTCGGAAAGCAGCCATTCCTGCTTTGGTAGACAGCTCGACAGCCTTCGGGAAGGCATGTTTAAGTCGAGCCAAATCTGACTTGAAACTGTAGGCAACCAAGAGGGGCGTTCCGCCAGACTCTGCCAGTATCGACTTAACAGCTTCGATTTTTTCGTCATGGATAGGTGCCCATGTTGGGTAGTCAGTATAAACCGCACCATTTGCTAGCTGCAAGCACTTGTTGGTGAGCGCCGCGGCGTTGAACACTTCGACATTGCCCAAATCGCCTAGCTCGGCGAACAAGTCGCGCTCCAACTTTTTGTAAATAGCGCGGGCGCGCTCCGGCAGCTTTACGATAACCGGCGTCACGATCGGGTCGGCCAGATCGAAATAGTCCTTCGGGTCGATTGTGAGGCAGATGTCTTTCAGTGCAGCGTGGATTTGCGCCTGAGCATGCTGCTGCGGCACGATGCCCTTACCAGTCCACGACGGCATGAACCAACGGTTCTTGAACGCGGTGTACGTGGTGCCGAGCCGCTTGCCGCGGTCCAAATACCATGTCTGACCCCACAAATCTTTGAGCCCGTTCGGGCTCGGCGTGCCGGTGAGATTCACCCAGCGATCGACCAGGTTGTGCGCCACGCGCGCAATCTGGTGCGCGCGCTGCCCGCTGGCGCCGGCCTTCTGGCTGCGCAGATTGGTGCCGTGCGACTTCTCGCGGAAGCCCTTCAGCCGGTCACTTTCGTCGGCTACAACTTGCTTGAAAGGCCAGCGCGCCAGGTAGTGCTCAACCAGCCATGGCAGCAACTCGTAGCTGATCGTGTAGATGTCGGCTTTCACCTTTAGTTTATCGAGCCGCTCTTTCGGCGTGCCGGTAAGTGGCATGATGCGCAGATGCTGAAACTGCTCCCACTTCGACACTTCATCGGGCCAAGTGTCACGCGCAACTCGCATTGGGCCGACGACCAACGTAGGACTGTTGCCAATCTCGCCGAGCAGCTGCAGCAAGTCGAGCGCGAACAGCTGTGCGCTACTCTTGCCGATGCCCATGCCGGCCCACAGCGCACAGCGCTTGTGAGTCGTCACGAAATCGACCATTGGTAGCTGCGGCGGGCGCAGGATGAGGGGCTTCACAGCAGCAACCCCCACTGGTCAGCCATTGCATCTGCAATGCCTTGGTAGGTTTCGCTGCGATCGCGTGCTCGGGTCGGCCCCGGTGGCATTTTATGAATGCGATCTGCGCGCCCTGAGACGATATTGGTGGGCCGCAGCGGTGGCAGGTTCTTGAGCCACAGGCATGTGGCTTTCGTCTCGCCGTGACCGAACATCCACGGTTGCACGATCTGGTCCGGCTTGCGCCAGTAAGTAGAGAAAGCGCCTATGGGGTTTTCCAAGGCGATTCGAGGAATGTTGGCTTCCAGCAAGTCGCGCATAAATTCTAGCGCAGCACGCTGCAGCTCCAACTTTTGCGGCCACCAACGAGCGCCGGATACACACACATGCGTGCAGGGCGGGAAGAAAATTGCCATGTCCCAAGGGCCGCGGTGCTTGATCGCCTTGAACACATCACCGGTAATGTGCCATGCGCTGTCGCCGCGAGTGCCGATGATGTCATTCGAATACGCATCGTGGCCGCGCGCGCGGAACGCATCGCGCACCTTGGCACTTTCCTCGCAACCGATAAGAATTCGTGGCTTCACTCACGGAACCTCGGGCTAAAACGCTTGATGTAGGAATCGACGCCGGCCTTCGACCAGATGACGAAAACCTGTGCGCCCATCATGCGGCGCCGATCGTGGTCGCGCTGTTGCCACGGTTTGACTTTACCGTCGATTGTCTTTGTCTCGACGAAGTGGATGCGCGCCCAACCGAACTCCGGCCAGGTGTTTATTACGTCCGGCACGCCGCGCTTACCGGGCGACGTGAACAACTCGGACATTCCGCCGTGCAGCTCAACCTGATCCATCAGGTATCGTTGCACGCCGCCGGGACCGAGTTCTTTGGTGACGACGGGGCGGGTCATCTTGCCTTCCGCATGATGCGCTTCCAACGTCGCTTGTCGATACGGTAACAGTCGCTGTTCCAGTCGCACAGGTACCGATGCAGCGCCAATGTTGGTACGTTGTGCTCGACACACCATTCCGCACTCACGCGCTTGAAGCGGTGGCGTGGCGGCCCGTAGTACACATGCGGATGAACTTGAATCGTATCCGGCTGCGCAGTGATTTCGCACACTTGGCGCCACGCGCGAATTAGAAGTTCTTCGGTGAGCGCATTGCCGGCGGTATCTTCGTAAATCTCTACCATATGCCCGGTCCTTTGTTAGCCGGCCGGTTGTCATCGAGCCACTTCAGGAACGCGATTGCGCCCCACGATACGAGCCCAAAGCCGCCTACAAATCCCACCACGACCCAGAACACTGTGCGTGGGCTCATTTGCGGTATTTCCACAGGCCGGCTAATCCCATCGACAGACATACGAGGCCCAAAATCATTTGCGGTACCTTGGTGATGTGAAACCTTTCGCAGACAGCGGCAGGCCGACAGCCCACGGCGACGCACTGACAAGAATCTTGCTCAGTGCCTTATCGTTGAACTCCGGGCTGTCAGGCGGCTCGGTGATGGCCTCATCGTGTACGCTCAACACCGGGTTGTAGCCGGCAGCGTCGGCGGCCACCAAGCCGTCCATCATGTGATCCGCGGCGATGCCCTGCACAATGTTCTCGGCGTCTTTGCCCGAGTAGGTGGTGATACGCCCCCACTGCTTCGTGTACGGATTGACGCCGAGAAACGAGTGCTCGAAGTCGGCATCCTTCGGGCCTGGGTATGACAGGTATCGGCCGCTCGGCAGCTGAATGCGCAGCCATGCGCCGACGCGATCGACGACCACACGGCCAACTAAATATTGCTTGCCGGGGTTGCGCACGGCCATTGCGCGCGCCTGTTCGAGCCCGGCCCAAAAGTTCACGATCGCCGGATGCGCAGCGCGCCACAGCAGCACTAGCGCGTGGCAGACGACCCAAACGCGCTCCGCAAGACCGTAGGTGCGACGACGCTTTACTGCGCGCTGCCACGCAGCTTGCGCTTCGCCTCGAACCGTTGCAGGTAAGACGGGCCACGCTGCTTCAGCGAGTCCATCAAGGCGCAGACCATAAGTTTCTGCCATAGAGCAAAAGGCTCCGACCCCGCCGTAATATTGGAGAGCGAGTTCCATGACCTTACCAATCTGGCGTCTCTGATCGCCTTCATCTGCGATTTCGTGGGGGTCGATATTGAAAGCTCGCGCATAGGACACCTTGTACAAGTCCGGGCCTTCGCCGCGGTCGAACGCGGCGAAAGCATTGAGTTTCCACTGCTCGCCAGCAACCCAGGCCATGTCGCGGCCTTCGATGTTGGCGTAGTCCGACACGACCAGTTTGCGGCCCTTCTCGGCGATGATGAGCCCACGCAGACAGCTCGATGCGAGCCCCAACGTGTCGTCAGGGTCATACATATCAATGTCGCCGGAGCGGAACAGCTCGATCGCTAGGTCGATTGCCCACTGCTTATGCTTGGGCCGTGGGAGATTCTGCGGTTGTAGTGTACGACCAGCCCACCGCCCCGTTCGCATGGCACCGCAAAAGACGAGTAAGTTACGCATTCGCCCGTCAACGTGTTGATTAATTGCCCGTTGAAACTTCGCGGTGCTAGCTTTGCTAGCCTGCTGTCGGATTCGGAGCAGCTCTTTGATGTGGGTTGGTAGTGATTCATCTTCCAGTCTCCGTTCAACGGTGTCGGCGGTAAGATCGGGCAGCGAGACGCCGTAGGCTTCGCAGTATGCGCGCAGCCGCGCAACCTGAGTAGTGGCGTCCACATCGCCCTCGGTGAGTTCCACAGTGCGCGAGGCAAGACGCCGTTTGGCCTTCGTGGTGGCCTCTACGGCGCCGGCAGCCAACTTCAAGTCAACGGCCACGCCGCGTTTGTTCATCTGCTGGTCGAGATGCCACGCGGCCCACATGCGCGGCGTAGCGTTCCACTTCGGGCACTTGCGGTACACGGCGCGCATGGCCGTGATGTCCATGCCGCCGTAGTGCATGAACTCTTTCCATTCTTTCGGGTGCGAGTGGCGATCCGCATAGTGGCCTAGCGCATTCGGAATGCAGAACAAGGCTATAAGATCGCGGCCCTGTTTGTCTTTCGCTTCATCAACACCCAGCTTGAATATCGACGACAATTTATCCAGGCCGCCGGGCAGCCCATGCATGCGGGCCAGTGCCATCGTGCAGCGCCATTTGGTTGGGTCGGTATCCGGCCACCACAGTACGGTGGCGAGCGCGTGCTGCTCGAACTCAGCGCCGTGCGCCCACAGCTCATCGGCCATGACCACGGCATCGAGCAGCTTGTTGGATGGCACCACGCCGTCAGTCAAAGATTCGACGATCACTTCGCCGTCGTCGATCGCCCACTGCGCCATGATGATTTCGACTTGCGTGGAATAGAGCGCGACACCGCGTTTAATCGGTATCGGAGAGCGGGTTTCTAAGTCAATCCAGAGTTTCATATCTCTACGTCCACACCGAGATATTTCTTCACGTCGCGCAGTAGATGCCTGTAGGCGTGCGGGCAGTTGGGCGTGTTGCTGTGCGTGACATACCTGCCGTCAGGATGCACCACGCGCGGGTGCCTGTGCGACGGATCGTAGATGAGCCCGGCCGCCTCGCAAGCGTGAATCGCTTTGCGCATATCTTTGCGGCCGCTCATGAAAGAAGCTGTATCAGCCCTTTGTCGCTCCCGCCTTGCTCTTTGGCTTCCACTAGGCGCTCAGCGAGCAGGAACACCGCAAACGCTGCGCCTAACGCAACGGCGGGGTCTTTGGGGTAATCACGTTGCAGGGCCGTGAAGTTGTTCTCGATCGACACCGCGGCTTTCTGCGCGCGGCGGCGGCCTTCTGGGTGGATGCCGGCGAGCAGCTCGCGCAGCGTCTCGATGTTCTCGCTCAGACTGTCTGTGAACATGGTAGCTCCCGCACCAAAGCGAATTGCCAAGTGCCCCAATCGAGCATGACTGTCACAGGTATGCCGGCAAACGTAACTAGTTGCCACTCTAGCGGCTCGGTGGCGTATGCGGCGGCCTCAAGTGCATCGAGCACTTCGGGCGAGACTAGTATCTGCTTTACCGGATCGGGTTTGGATGCGATGGCTTGACGCAATATTGAAATCACGTCGCGGACTTCTGCAGTTTGCATTCGGGCTCCTGAAAAGAGCCGGGGCTCACAACCCCGGCAACTTGGGGGTTACGCAGTCAGATCAGCGTCAGCTTCGGCATTGTCCTCGACACCGAGTTCCTCGGGGAACTCATCAGCATCCGCCGGGCGAGCACCACCAGCAAACGCATCGCCGTCGCGCAAGAACTGCACGCCGCGGAGCTGCGCGTTGATGCGCTTCCCGAAGCTGTTGTCCTGTGCCCACAGCTCGATGCTAGCATTCACGTAGCAGCCGCTGTACGGCTTGCCATCGGCTTCCGACAAATCTTGACGCTGACCATCGAATATTGATGGTCGAATCTTCGAGCGGGCGCTGATGTACAGCTGGCCCTCGAAGCCTTCGTACTCGCCCTTCAGATCGCCTTTGTGCAAGCACAGCTTGTCGGCAGCTTCCAGCGCCTTGTAGATCGCCGCAGCTTTCGCAGCCCACTTCTCAGTGGCGACCTTCAGGAAGATAGCCTTGATTTCGGCCATCTGCTTGTGATTCGGGGGAAAAAGAAATGAAGCACTGAACGCTGCTTCGCCGCCGTTCTTGGGGGCGGTGGCTTTCCACAGAGAGGGAAAGGCCAGTCGGACATCACGCAATAGAATTCGCATTTACTAGCTCCTGGTTTGCACTTGTGGTTTCGGTTTTCGCCGATGCTTGCGGCATCTGCGTGTGCGCAATATAGCGCGGGTATCCGCCAGTTGCAACCCGGCAATGGTCGCACATGATATGGCCGGCCGGGGCCGGGTTTTTGCAGCGATCGCGCTCACCGTGATTGCAGCAAATTTTCATCGCAGTCCGACTCGCCACCATTCAAGACCCTTCCGTGTTGCAAAATTGTAGGCTACTTTGGCACTGATGAACTGCAGCGCCTTGCGCGGCGAGTTCACCGTCGGCACCGTCGCCTCGGGCTCATCGCCCACTGCCGGCGACAGGTAGACTTCTTTGTGCGTGTTCGGATTCTCGCGGAACAGCACGTAGCGCAGCTTCATTCTGGCGCCTCGATTTCGTCGAATTCCTCGCCGCCGGCCGCGCTGCTGTACGGCTTGCGCGTGTCGCTGCCGAGCGCCAGTATCGGTTTGCCGCGGGCTCGCTTGATGAGCGGCACGAATATTTCTTCCCAAAGCGCCTTGGTGGCTTTCTTGTCGAGCAGTTTGCCTGCCTGTGGTGCCGTGATGACTTTGCGCGGGGCATAGACTTTGTCTTGGCTGAGTTGCCCGAGCAGCAAGCCCTCGGCCATTTGCTCATCGGTCCAGGCGCGTTTGCCTTCCTCGCCCTCGACGAACTTGTAGGGCTTGCCGTCCGGGCCGATAACTTCGACACCTTCGGCCACCAGTTTGTTGACTTCGCCACGCACAGCGCGGCACCAGTCCTCGATGAGCGGCACGGCCATAAGTGCTTTGCTCAAGCCGACGGTATCGCGCGGCGCCAGCGGGCGCGGGTCAATCTCGATCGTGTCGAAATCCATCTTAACGGCGGCAGCGACATAGGCTGCCAGCGGTTTGCATACGGCCTTGGCGCGGCACCAGCGGCACTGCTTCTCGCCTGGGTTGAACGTGGCATCTGCCGGGGACACGACGGCGCGCATCGCCTCTTGGCCGGCGGCGCGTGCCTTCTCGCCGAACGCCAATAGCTCGGCGACGGTCATCTCGAACTCGTCAATATGGCCGAGCCGCGGCTGATTCACCACTAGCAGCACTTTCTCGATGTCGCCAAACAACTGAAAATCTTTCAGCAGCCCGAGCGCGTACAGCGCGAGCTGAGGATTTGGTTCCGTCTCGCCGGCCTCGGTGCGCGTGCCGGCGTAGACCTTTTCACCAATGCCGTACTTCAAATCTTGGCTGATGAGCAACTTCTGGTCTGGCACATAGATGGCCGCGTCGCCAGTACCGCCCTGCCCTTCGCCGAGATAGTCGGACAAGTCGATCTTGTACTCGACGAACAGCTGACCGCCGATAGCGCGGTGCCGCACGTCGTCGAGATACGCCTGCACGTAGCCGGCGCGCTCCTCATCCATCGTGTACTCGGCGCCATTCAGTTTTTGAACGTCGCTCAGAAAATAGTCGGCGTTCTCGCTGCTCTCAAGGCACCGGGCAGCCCACGAGTGGCTAGCCGTGCCGTCGTCGGCGAATATCGAGCTGCCGCCCGTCGCTTGGTTCTCTGGCATTGACATGCTGCCGGGACACGCCATCCAGCGATGGGCGGATGACGGTGAAAGAATTGAGTGTGTGCTCATGTGTTCACCACTGGAAAATCTGATGGGGTTGCGGCGCTCCAAGTGTCGGAGCAGCAATGTATGCTGCCGTCCGCTTCCATGAGCACCCAGCGCTTGCGGTTATGGTCGCCGCGCGCTTCCTCCCAATGCAGCTCGAAAGCACCGCAGCGAGAACAACTCCGAGTGTACGCACTATCGTCCTCGTCTGTAAGCCTGTCGATATTATCGTCGATCCAGCTCATACATGTTGCCCCTGTTCCAGCGCACGCAGTTGCAACGCCAGGATACGGAATACGATGTCTTTTTCCCAGCCGGCCCACCACGATGTGTTTTTCACCCGCCACAAGTCGGCCTTGACTGCGGCGTAGGCGACCCGGCGCAGCGGACGAATGGTTGCCGGAATTGGCGCGTTTACCAGCTCGCGGCGGAAGGTGCGCGCCTTGCGCACTCGGGGATCAATTTTGCAAATGGTGCTCACAAAAGGATCGCCGCTGAAAACAAACGCGCAACCAAAGGGAGCACAAACGCGACGCCAACTGCGGCGCCGATCTTTTCCCATAGGTGAAGTTGACGGGTTTCGTCGGTCAAAACACTGGTAAGAATTACCAAGCTGCCAACTATGGCCAATGCCATGCTTGCTTCTATGCCTGTCATTGTACACTCCTGTAATAGAAGATGCTTTACGCGGCGCCCGCCGGCCCGGTAGTAACCCGGAACCGTTCGGTCACGACCCACGGGCGCCCCGCAAAACATCCTCGGCCCTTTCCCAGCACGCCGTCCGTCCTTTGGCCTTTCGGCCCGGTGTAACTACCGTGGAGCAGAGCGCCGCACCGCGTATGCCGTCCGCTGACGGCGTGCTGGGTAGGACTCGGTTCATCAGTCGGTCAGTTCCCCTTCGCTCGGCAGCAGCGCATTCGCCTCGGCGACGAACTCGCCGTATTTATCCGCCGGAATGAGCGACAGGCTGGCAGCGCCAAATTTCTTCAGCAGTGCGACAGCTTGCGCGCGCAGATTGGCAGACAGCAGCGCATTCAGCGCCTTGCCCGCATCTTCCTTCGTGGCAACCGGCGAGTCATCGGCTTCCGCTTCGGCAGCGGCCGCAGCAGTGGCCTCGGCGACCAGCTGTTCCTCGGTCTTGGCGGGCTTGGCCTTCGGCGGACGGCCGACAGGATTCTTCGGCGCGGCGACCGGGGCGGGAGCTGCCGGCTTCGGCGCAGCGGCTGGTGTTCCCGCGGGAACAATCTGCTGCACTTCGTCGCTGTTCAGAAACGTGTGCATCTGCTCGGCAATCGCGAGTACCGCGGCGACGTCGCTGGTCTTGGTGTGCGCTGCAATCGCAACTGCATTTTGCAGGGCGACACAGCGAGTGGCTTGGGACATTTGTAGGCTCCTACGTGTGGTTGAAAAACGAGTGTAGCATACGCTGCTACGAAGTGATGTCAATATCTTCGCCGGAAATATGCGCCATTATTTCTTTGCCGGAAGTGCCACCCCAGCGTTTGAAGTTGCGCAGGGCTATAGCGCGATACCGCCCTTCGCCGGCCCGAAACTGAATATGTTTTCCGTTAAATGGCGGCTTGGCTAGAATCTTGCCGATACGATGGTTCGACGGTTTGGCTAGGCAATGCTTGCGCACGTACTCGCCAATCTCATTCGTCAGAACCACATCGCGATCGAAAGGCGCGCTCCGCTGCTCCCACATCGACAGTAGCAGCTCCATATCCGACGGAATCGACGCCTCGGCCATCTCCTGGCGTGCTGCCGTCTCCGGCGCCTTCGCACTTGGCGCAAACCCATCTATCGTCTGCGAAAGAAAATACGCTCGAAGTACCCCGGCAGCGCGGGCACTGAGTAGAAATTCGTATACCCATGTCTGCTCATCCTCGGTAAACGGAAGCGCCTTCATTTCGTGGATTCCCCAACGGCGATCGTTATTGTCGATCGCCGCGGCGTCATCCTTGTTGCTGGTTGCCGTGACGAAAAAGACATTCGGCATCGTGAACGCCGGCAGTCCTTTGGGGTGAACGCTGATCGTGGCGTCAGAAATCCACGGTTTCAGCTTCTCGGCAATCGCCTCGCGCTCGCCGCGTGTACCGGCACGAAACTCCGTCAGGTTGACGTGCCATGCATTCAGCAAGTAATCCGTGAAATCGCTGTTCAGCAGGCCGCTGGTAACTTCTTTGGAATAGTTGGCACCGACCAGCAGGGCGGGAATCATCTTCAGCAACGTGGTCTTGCCGTTGCCCTGAGTCTCTGACCAGATCAGCGGCGCTGAGTTGATTTTGACGCCGGGTTTTTGTACGACGTGCGCGAAGAACTGCTTCAACCATGTGCGATACGCCTCATCGTCAATGCGATTGAACAACCACTCGATACGTTCGAGTTCATCCGGGCGAGGCGCTAACGGGGCGGGCAGGCGATTGCGATAAGTATTGGCAAAGGTGTCGTCGCCCGCCGCAAATATCGCGCCCTCGCCCGGATGAAAACCTAGGTTGTCTACAAAGCGCTTGGTGGCGCTGGCCTTGAGCACCTTGACCGGGCTCAACCGGCCGCCCTTCGACCTGGGCATCATGTACGTGAACATGTGTTCGAGCGCGTTGTCGCTGCCGATCACTTTGTGCCGCTCGGTATCGAAATATTTTTCCGACCCGATGATGTAGACCAGACGTTTTTCGAGCGTCTCGATGCTGGCCTTGCGCTGTTCGCGCGTCGCCGCTTTGAGCAATTCTTCTGTGGTGTCCGGGCCGGCCGGCGCATCGGGCTCGATCAGCGGGAACTCATCGGCATCGGCCGGCAGCTCGGCGACCAGCGTGCTGCCCTTCGCGACATGCTTTCCGCCGCTGCTGTTGAATGACATCCAATGGGCCTTGAGCACACCGTCGCCTGGATATGGCTTGCGCTTGATCCCGCGCGACCAGTCGCACCAGATGTCGAAACCTTCCTGAGCGCCTCGGGTGCCGTCATGCAGCTGCATGCCAACCTTCAGCCACTCATCGTACTCGGCATCCGGGCTGTGCCGGAATGCTGCCTTGCGCAATTTGACCAGATCGACGGTCGGGGCGCCGGTAGACGGCGCTATCGGGCTGGCCTCTGGACCGGCCGCCAGCTCGCGCCAGACGGCCAGCAGGGCGGCCGGGATGGCAGGCAGCCTAGACCAGTGGCCGTCAGCCAAGTCGCCGTAGGCCCATTCGTAGGGCCGCTTGGTGTCGGGGTGAATGGTAGGCGGGAGCACGTCCTGCATGGACTTGCCTTCCCCTGTGGCGCAGCGCAATTCCAGGCCCATACGGGCGGGCTTGATGGTGCGCAAGGGGCGAGTAAGGCGGTAGAGCAGTTTGGCCCGGCCGGGGCGCCCTGAGTCGATTCTTACGGCATCCGGCGCGTCGAGCAGCGCGTCTATGTCAACCCCGCGCTCAGCCAGCCACGGGCGGGCGGTCGCCATGTTGTCAATGTCCACGGCGCATGTGCCACTGAGCGCATGCAGCAGGCCGGCGCCGTCGAGCCCGTCGGCAGCCTCAGCCGGAATAGGGTTGACGTTCCAACCCGGATAGTCTGGCGCCTTGAGCCCCTTCGTGATGGCGCAAATGCGCCATCCATGGTTTACGTAGTCGCTGAACACTGAGCGGCTATACCAATGGGCATTTGTGGCAAGCTTCGCACAAGTCGAGTTGGTTCAGCATCGGCCAACCCGCGGCACGCGCCAATCGCTGCGCCAGTTCAGCACTGACGCGACGGCGGCCAGCGGCAATATGCCGCAAGTGCGGCACTGATGTTCCAGCCGCCTTTGCGACTGCGCGCGCTGTCCCCGGGGGAGTGGCTTTCAACCATTTGGTCATTGCTCGCTGCGCGCGTGTCATTGTTGGACTCCGGGGGTTTAGGGGCGGCAGCATAGCGATGGCTGCGCCAGTAGTCAATCTGGCGCACATCGTAGCCGATGCACCGCCTGCGGTTCACAGTTTCATCCGCTTGAGGAACTTGCCAAACAAGCTCGCCAGCAGCACCGTGAAGATGAGATAGGCGATGGCGTACACAAATACTTTCATGCGAGTAACTCCGCGTCAGTTGGTTCCTGGTGTTGTAGCAGGGCTTCGATTGCATTGGCGATGTTCAGCAGCGCATCGCCGACTTTGTGGTCGCTGGCTGTGTTGGCGTAGGCCGCCAATGCTGCCGCGACGTGCGGCAGCATGGCGGTCTGTACGCTCACTTCGAGCGGCCAATGCGCGTATAGCGGGTTGCTGAGCTTCACAATGCGCCTCTCCGGTAACGGTCAACTATATCGAGCAGTCGCAAAATTTCTCGGCCGGCAGAGTCGGTTTCCGCGCGTAGTTGCGCGTTCTTTTCGCGCAGCGATTGGCAGTCATTAAGCGACGCCTCTAGCTGTTGGCGCACTGACTCGGTGGCTTTGCGCGCAGTGTCACGTTCCGTCTGCATTTCATTGATGTATTTTGCCAGATTGTCGCGCGCAAATGACGTTTCGTAATCTGTGGGCGGCCGGCTATATACAGCGCGCATCATTGCTTCGTACAGATTGGCCAACAGTTGCTTGCAGCGCGGTGACGTGGGAACATCGTCATACAACGCTTCATTGAACACGCCGGTATCGGCTACCGGCTTTTGATCTGGCGGAATACCTAGGCCGCCATGCCACGCCATAGTCTGCCCGGTGCTCGCTTTTTCATGGCGCGCAATCACAATGTCGAGCGCGTCGCCTATCGCAGTCGAACCGCTAAAGCCAACAGCACGTCGCGCACGGTTATATTCCCCGCGAAGCTCTTTCAGAATCTCAAGCATGTCATGGGCTCCTATTCGAGTAGTGGATCAATCGGTAGCAGACTCCGGTAATCCGGATATCTGGCTGCCATCTGTGCGTCATGTTCGCGTAACGCTAGCATGTGCTGCAATTGCCAGTCAACATCCGGCGTCGGTTCCGGCTTGGCGCGCTTTACCATAGGGCGAGCACCGGCACGTAATGGCCGTTTTCTAGCTGCCAGCCCATATGCAAGTCTTGCGCCCGCCCGCGTATGGTATAGCGCACTTGCACGAATGGCGCCGGCCCGGCGCCGCGCCACGCGAACACGTACTTGAGCATGTCGCAGCTGTTGCGCAATGCGGACCAGCAGTAGGCGCGCCATGCCGCGTTGGCGCCGGGCATGTACGCACCGCCGTGCACGATCGCGCGTAGGCCGCTTACGCCATCTTCGGGTTGCCCATATATCCAGTTGAGCGGTTCCCATGACCAACAGTCGATAACGCGTTGTGGCACGAAGTCGCTATGGCACGGCGTCCAGGCGCGTGCGAGACAAAACGGGATCAGCACAAACCAGCCGGCAATCATGGCGACAGTCTGTACTGCCATGGCGCCAGCGAATAGCAGCCAGTGAAAAGTCGAACGCATGTCGTGTACTCCTCGTTACGTTGTGATGCCTGCCATTAGCGCGCGGCGCTTGGCACGATACGCACGTTGGTAGATTGTGTGTGCGGTCCTATACGCTTCGGCGTCGCGCAGTTTGTACGCTTTGTTGTACCACGATAGGTACTCGCGATTCTCCGCGCGCCATTCCCGGCGCCGCGCGTTGATCCGCTCGCGATCCACTGGCGCGCGCAGCTTGGGCGCCTTGCGCGGCTTGCTGAGTCGCAACATGACAGCATAGTCTCGCGCGTCCGCGCGTCTATAGCTGGCCATGATGCGATGGTAGTTGCGCGACGCGTAGCGCGTCACAGCGGCCCCACTGACAGCTTGTGAGCGGCCCAAGTTTCGGCCGTAGGCCAATGGTGAGGCACGCGGCGCCCGGCCGCCGTATCGGCTGGCAGTAAGTCTGACAGCTGAAACGGCCGGGCGCATCGCGGACACTTGCGCATTGTGGGGCGATCAGATTTGACTGATGGCTCTAGGCTACCGTGGCATTCCATAGTGCTGTATTCCTTTCGTGGTACTGGAAGTACGTAGGCGCCTTGCGCTGGCCGCGTAGCGGCCCCAAGTTGCGCGCTTCGCGCTTGGCATGTGCCAACCATAGCAGCCGGCGCCGCATGCGCGCAACACTATCGGCTGGCGGCATGTCGCGCTTAAATGCGCTCATGGTGCCCACTCCGGGTTGATGTTTTCAAACAGCCATTCCTGGCAATCGCGTGACATGGCTAGCGCTGCTGGTCCATCATCGCTATACGGTATATCGCTGTCAATCAAATCGCCGCTGACATCGAATTCAAACCAATACGCGCGGCTTGCGCGCAGTTCGGAACATGGCCAGCTACGATTGAACGATGCGACGCCGGCGGCGCTAACGCGGACCTTTCGTATGCCAACTAGGGTAAGCGCGTTCATGCGCCCGCCAGTGAGCGTTCTAACGCCTCAAGCGTGGCGCGCGTGAACTTGTGGCAGCCAGCATGCACGGCGCCGTCCGTGTCAATGCGGTCAAGCGTGAAGTGACCCAGTTTGCGCACGCGCGAGTCGTGAGCTTTATCGTAAGGCGCATTGCGGTCTACGCAATAGCGCCAGAATTGCAATGCTGCTACAGCATCGGCCATCGGGCAGACCGCGCCGGCGCTTGTCTCAATCTGATTGCCTTTGATGCGCAGCAGCTGCCCGCCGTCGTGCGGCACGTCTTTGTATCGCAATTCCACGGTCTCGCCAGCTAACCAGGCAGCAATGCGCACGCTCGCTTCGGCGCGATGCAGTTCCTCGTAACGCGCCTGACGCGCATCGCGTGCGGCTTTTGCCTTTTCGGCTTTCGCTACGCGCTTTGGATCAGCCAGCAACCCGTCGCGGCGCGCTAGTACCACGTCACGATCAGCCATCCATTGCAAATCGTGGCTACTGCCGGCAAGTATTGCCAGCTTGAAAGCATTAGCGTACAGCAGCTGTCTATGCGACGAATTCCGTAGCGTGTCACTGACATGATCGACTGACAGTCGCCAGCTGCCGGCCGGGCAGCGCACGAGCGCATCGCGTTCTTTGTTGTACTGCGTTGTCAGATATTCCAGGTTTACCGCGTGCGCAGTCGTCAGCGTATCGGCGCCACGGTACCGGCCGCGACTGCCGGGAGACAGCAGCAAATCGGGCACAGTGAACGCGTTACCAGACCATGCGCCACGCGCGATGCTGATTTGGCGCGCAGTACTTGGCGAGTAGGTCTTGCTGCTGAATAGCGCGACACTCTGGCCGTACGCATCGCGCGTGATATGGGCGATTGGCGTCGCGTAGCTGTACAGCACGGGACCGTCAAAACGCATGTTGGTACTGCGACCGTGCGCCTGATTCTGCTGTGCCCACACATGGGCGCACATATCGTTAGAAAATACGGTTCTCATGTCGTGATACTCCTCAGTGTCGTGAATTGTGGCGCGCGGCCGGCAGTCTGCGGATAGCAGACTAGAGCCCATGGCCGCGCAAGTCTGTAAACTATTCGGATGCGCATGGCTAGAGCAATTGGCCAACAGTCATGCGGCAGATTTCAACGCGATAGAAACCGCAGTCATCTGTGCCCGCAATGTGGTGCTGCTGCAAGCGGGTTTTGAAGCCGCGCGGCGCATCGTCGCCATACAGGAACACGGCGGTATCTATCGCTTGTGCTTTCGTAGCGCACACTTCGCTGTGATCCGGCAGACAACCTGGCGCGCTATACATCATGTTCCAAACCTTGCGCCTGAGTACATCCGCCCGCACGTTGGTCCACTCAATATGCCTTTCATCCGCCAACGCCTGCATGACTTCATCGTAGTTAAGTCTCATGGTAGTAACCCCACAGAGTAAATCAGAATTGCTGACCAAAGATACACGGCGCCGGTAGCAATTGCTAGCGCCAGTTTGATGTATGCGGTTTTCATTTGCGTATCTTCCTAATGCCGTAACTGCCATGCGCCAGTTGTACCCATTGCTCGCGCGTGCGCTTGCATCGCGCAATCTGGTTGTCGCCGCGATTGACGGCATGCCAGATGAACTTATCTGGCCCGATGAAGTATGCATCGGTACGCTGTGCGCCAAACCCCCCGCCGTAGCGTGACTTGTTAACGCGGTTTTGCATGACGCGGAATTCCAGACCACCGGGCCAATCGCTTACGTACCATTGGCCGTCGGCTCTTTGCGTCAGGTACCCGGTAAACTTGCCTGTCTCTATCATGCTCGCCTTATCGTCTGCTGCGCAGCACGCATAGCAGACTGCCGGCGAACGCTCTAGCGAATCGCCGGGTTTGAGTGCTGGCGCGTCGGCATGCGCCGCGATTGGCTCGCTTGGGCCGCAACCATAGCCAGTAGTGATAGCGCCGGCCACCGGTTCCGGCAGCGCGCCGCTACACTTGTGGCAGTGTGTAGGACGCGGCCCGAAACCCGTGCCCCAATCACCTTTGTGGCGAACATGGAAAGCGTAGGTATTCATGTCGATTGCCTCACGTTGTTTGATTGCCAGAACTCGCGCAGTTGCTGTTTGGCTGCCAGTATGTCGCGCATGTCTCGCGCCTTTGCGGCGCGTGCCAAGCGTGCCATGATCCAGCGGTACATGAATGCGCGGCCGTTAGTGTGTGTTGTGGTTGTCATTCTTCTACCCTCGCAAAAGTGTATGTCTCGCAGTCGGCAGCTAGCGCGTAGCCGCGCGCATCGTGCCACCACATGAACCCGGCAGGCACGCAATCCAAGCAATCCAAGCAATCAGTGTATGGCGCTAGCGACGCCAGCCAACTATCGCAAGCTTTTTGTTCATTATCGTCAAGCCCGGATGCATCGCCATTGATTAGGTAGGATGCCCAACACTCTGGGGCGGTAACTTCAATCACATCTATGTTCATGTTCTCGCCTTGCGGCCTTGAGCCGCGCGTATAGATTCAAGTCTGGCTAGAGCCGCGTCCGTGGCTGATTCGGCCGCGCGCTTGGATTCGTGCGGACGCGTTGCGGCCGTGCGCAATTGCTCTAGCGCGGCCAGCACCTCGCGGGTTTCTGTCAGTGTATCCGTTTCCCAATTCATGTTGCACGCTCCTGTATGTAGGCTTGCGCCATGCGCCCGAGTAGCGCGTATTGTTCGGCAGTCAGCGGCTTGCCGACACTGGCCGCGCGCCTGTCCATTTCGGCCAGAAAGCCTTTGTGGTCGAACCAGTCAGCCGAATAGAATTGCGCCATCAGCGCACGGGCATTGCTGGCCGCTGTCTGCAATTTGGTTTTGCGTTTCATATTCCCGCCATTTGCCGCGCGATGCGCAGCATGTTGTCAGTCGCAATCTGCCGTGCCACGTAGGCGCGTGCATCGGCGACATTCTCGCTAGTACAATCGCCTATCTGCAGGCCGTCAGAGTCATACGAGCCCACAGTCACATAGACCGCGTCTATTGGCGCGCGGCGCGCATCATCGTCCGCCGTGACCATGACTTGCCGGCCGTCAGACAGTGTGATGCCCAATGCCGTGCAGCCACAGCCGGTATCCCAATGCGACATGCCGTCAATGGTCAACAATGGCATGGGCAGTCCGGTATCGTCGCTATCGTGCGGCCCATTAGAGCGGACATCATCCATGCCGCACATGTCGATATGTTCTCGCAGCTGGTCAGCTGTAAAGGCCGCGTGCGCATTCCAATAGCCTGCTAGCTCCCATGCTGCGGCAATTGCCAAAAGCGCGCGCCTGTCGTCAGCGTGGTTGTCTACCAGTTCGTAAGCTTCGGCGCGCGTGAGTGTGCTCATGGCCGCACCTCGCTCGCGACAACAGCATCGCGGTAGGCGGCGTATTGCTCACCGCGAAGAATGGCCGTAGCCTTAACCTTGAGCCCATACACGTCATCGGCGTCGCTATAGCCTAGGATGGCGGCCGCAATGCTGACGGCCGCTTCCAGCTCGCAATTGCCCGGAAAGCGTTGTTCCAACGCTATATGGCGCCCCAGATTGGCCAATGCCGTAACGGTATGTAGTGACTTGGGTATCATCGTTTGAACTCCTTCTTGCCTAGCTAAATACATGCAGCTACCGTGCCAACTACTAAGTCATTGATTCTATTGAAATGTGACAATAATATATGTGACGCGCAGCGTCACATTGTGACGTAGCGCGTCACATTGTGACAATTTACGTCATGCTGGCACGCTTATTGCACTAGGCTGTCGCGGTAATTAATTATTTTCCAAGTGTTAAATCGACTCGGGACACAATTGGGACACTCGCAAGTTGCTGATTGCATTGGGGAATTCGACAACCTGTCACGCTTTGTCCCACTTGTCCTACGTTATTTTGGTCGCCATTTATAATTACGTTTTTTATCAGCTATTTGCCATTCTCTATTGGTATTTTGGGACAATGGGACAAATAAATAAATAATAATAGTAAATACAATAACTTACAGTGTCCCATTTGCCTGTCCCAATGTCCCGTTTGCAAATTGGCGGCCAAGCCGTGATTGGCACGCTTATTGCGCAATACCCTCCCCGCAAGAATCGTGCCAACAGCAATTAGCGATAGGCTGTGCGCAAATTGCGTGCCAACCCGGACCATAGTGCTGATTGCATAGGGTTGAAGGGGGAGGGTGCCGGGGAGCCCTTTTGAGGGACCCAGCGTGTAGCCGACGAGGGGGAGCTATGTTGCACGCCCCACGCCATCAGCCTTGAGCGATTGGCCTCGGGCGAAGGGGTATCCGCCTTTGAGGGACCCAAAGCGACTTGCTATTTGCACCCCGGCCCGGTACGGTCAAGTCACTACAGGAGTGCCACATGTTCAAAGCCCGCCGTTTCTCGATCGAAGTATTCGCCGTAGCAGTTGCTTTTGCCGGTGGGTACTACACGTTTCCGAAATTCCCGCCTCCGGCCCGCGACACCAGCATCAAGCTGATCAGCGTGAACCGAATTCCCTCCGTGCTGGTGATGGCGAATGATCGTGGCGAGCAGATGATGGTGGGCGTCAAGGAATGCCGCGAGGACGCGGCGTGCGTCGCCGCGGCCATAGCGATTCCCAAAGAGCGACAGGAGTTCGGCAACGTGCGCGCCAGCTGCGAGAAAGAAGGCGTGCTGTGAGCCAGAAGAATATCTTCGCGTTCACCGAGCTGGTAGGAAACCCAGGCTACATCAGCATCAACCGCGATGCGATAGGCCGCACGACCATGACGGTGCGCGGGCGCGGCAACAACGGCAGCACCGGGCAGGTGGTCACTATCGACTTGCCGCACGACCAGATCGACCGTTTGCTGGCCGCGCTGATCGACGATGGTGGACAATGACCCGCGCATACCGCAACGCCGATAGCATCGCGCGTGAGCACACGCAGGATGCGTTCGACACGATCACCAACGTGATGAATGACCCGTTCGCGGAGAACCGCGATCGGCTCAATGCAGCAAAGGAAATTCTGGATCGCGGCTTCGGCAAGCCGGCCCAAGCGATTATCGCCGTGCCCGGCAACAAGCGCACCGCGCGCATACTCGCCGCGATGAGCGATGACGAACTGGTAGCAGCGATCAACAGCAAGCCGCTGCCGCGGCTGAACGCGCCGGACCCAGCCGAGCCCGCCACGCTCGAAGCCGAGTACCACACAGTGCCGGCATTGGACAGCGACCCGCTGCTGAGCTAGTCTCGGCGCATGGAAGCCCTAGCCCCGGAGTTCGCCGCAGCGGAGATGCTGCGTCGCCAGCGCGCCCGCAACTCGCTGGTAGAATACAGCCAGTCGATCGAGATACCGGGCGTGCCGCAGGTTGAAGTCAGCGATGTGGAAGATGACCACGGCAAACTAGTCAATCGCTTCGAGGACAGGCCGATCGTCTACCTGCCGATCGAATCGCGCGTCGCGCTTCACCATCTACTGCTGATGCAGGCCATACAACGCTGTATAGAAACGCCGCGCGGGCGTTTGATGGTGTTCATGCCGCCGGGCTCGGCCAAGTCTACCTACGCCTCTGTCGTCGCGCCGTCGTGGGCGATGGGCCGCAAGCCGAACACGCAGATCATCCTGGGTTCATACGCCACTTCCATTGCCGCGAAGCAGAGCCGCAAGGTGCGCGCCATCTGCCGCACGCCGGAATATTCCTCGCTATGGGCCGAGCGCCCGATGCTGCTAGACGACCAGCGCGCAGTGGACGACTGGCAATTGACGACAGGATCGAGCATGATGGCAGCTGGCCTGCTCGCTGGTATCACCGGCAATCGCGCGGACGGTCTTATCATAGACGACCCGGTTGCAAACCGCGAGCAGGCCGACTCCGCTACCATCCGCGAAAAAATATACAACGAGTATATTGACACGGCGATGACTCGCGCCAAGCCGACGATGTGGGCCATCCTCATTCAAACGCGTTGGCATGAAGAAGATTTGGCCGGCAGCATATTGCCGCTCGACTATTCCGGTGAGAGTGGGCGCATCGCCTGCCGCGATGGGCAGACGTGGGAAGTGCTATGTATTCCGGCAGAAGCTGAACGTGCGGACGATCCGCTCGGCCGCAAGCCGGGCGAGTTCCTCTGGCCGGAATGGTTCCCGCGGGAACATTGGACGACATGGCGCGACAATCCGCGGGCGGCGCGCACATGGGCCGCGTTGTATCAACAGCGCCCGGCGCCGTTCACGGGAGTCCACTTCAATCGAGAAATGTTCAAACTGTACGATCCTGACATTGCGAGGGTAGATACATGAACTCCGTCGAGAAAGCGCGATGGGCCACATTCGCCGCCTACATCAAACTGCGCATCTGCATCGCGCAGCGCAAGTGGACTGCGGCCTACGCCGCGGTTGACGATTTGAAATCGGCCGAGTTCGAGTTGCTACTCGCCCAGGAAGAAGCGAAGTGATCATTCAGCCATACGAAGGGCTCGACGCGCTGCCGCGCTCGCTGCGCTTCTATGGCGCTAGCGACTACGCCACGATGGAACCGAAGGGCGGCAAGAAAGAGCCTGACTTCACCGAGCATGGCGTGCTTGGCATTGACCGCATCGGCGACTTCTGGTTCGTAGACTGGTGGTACAAGCAATGCGAGACGGACATCGGCATCGCCGCATTCATTAAGCTGGTCCGCCTATGGAAGCCGATCAAGTGGTTTAACGAAGGTGGTCTTATCGACAAGGCCATCGGCCCGTCCATCCGCAAAGAGATGAGCGCCAACAGTTCGTTTACGGTCATCGAGCAACTGTCGTCTATTCAGGACAAGGCCGTGAAACTGCAAGCGTTCCACGCTCGGGCGCATGCCGGTACGGTCCACTTCCCCATTAAGCGCAAATGGTCCGAGCACGTCATGGAGCAGCTCATCAAGTTCCCCGGCGGCCGGTGGGATGACGCGGCTGACGTGTGCGGCCTGTTGGGCCGAGGAATCGACCAAATGGTGGATGCGCGGGTACCAGTTGCACAACCCAAGCCGTCTCTGGTACCGTTCACCGGCAAATGGCTAGAGCATAACGACGGCTCGCAGACACCCAAGGTAAGGTACTTCTGATGAAATCATACATCGCTGGCTTCGCCCCCACGTTTACCCCCGATGAGCCAGAAGCTGCACCGAAGCTGACAGCTGAGGAAGAACTGGTCGCCAAGTTCCA